TGGGAAACGGTTGTGCATAGAAAATAACTACGTAAATATAGCACGGTACCCCTTAAAACTTATTTTAACGCACCGTGAAGGCATTATCTCGAACCCTTTGGGGTGTTACTACCTTTTACATTGTTTCGTTCCTTTGACGACTTGCTATTATGGCAACTATGGCAAAGGGCTTGAAACGGCCCGCCCCAAAACGAACCGCCTTGACTCACCGGCGTGATGTGATCGGTTACTTTGCTCATTTTTCCGCAACCCTCGGTCTTACATATTGGATGCCGTGCTAAATAAGTTTTCGAGAACCTTCGCCACCTTTGACAATTGTAACGCTTATCAACTTCACGGCTAAATGATCCGGTTCGTTTCCTTTTCGGCGGTTGCCATGAATGCCGTTTTCCTTTGCGGGGTATTGATGCCATTAATAAAATATTACGTTTAGATGGTTGATAATCAACGATGTAACAAAAAGTGTTACATAGCGTAACACGTAACTAACTGATAATCAGTATTAAGTTACGGTATTACAATATTACGCTAAAAAGTATAGCCCCTCACGCACACACGCACACGCGCACGCATACGCATACGCCTATATATATATATTTATATACCGTAATATTTTTATATATATTATGCCGCAAAACCTAGAGCGCCGCAGGTTTCCGGAATATTACGCTTTTTTTCAGACCGTAATATTTTTTTTCAACCCGTTGTATTTCAGCGCGTTACATATTACGCTAGACGATACAAAGCGTAATATTTTTCCGTGAAAGCGTAATATTTTTTTGTTTATGCTTGTTTATTAAATAAACGTTTGTATATTTACACCAACAAACAAACAAACACACAGAGTTATGAAAATTCAAGAAATACTAGAAACAAGAAACGAAAAAGGTGTTATTTCATTTAGCAACGATTGTGCGGGGTGGTATGCTATCTCAAGGGGTGGTATTCACATGATTACGTTTTATAACGGTGATGAAGATGATAACCGTTACTACAAAAATGAAAAATCATTTGCAAAAAGAATCGCACAACTTTTAAGACGAGGATACTAAATCAAACGGGGGCCATCGCGCCCCCTTTAATACTTTAATAAAATGAGCGAACCGAAGCATAATAAAAACGTAATGATTCCCGCGTCGTTGTGGGATCAATTACAATCGGCCAAAACCGAATCCGGCAAAAGCATGAACCAAGAAATAATTGACCGCCTCGCGTCGACGTTTTCCGAAACTCCGACGCCGTGGCGCGAATTAATTTAATTTAGTAACTTGCGATAATAGTTTTTTCATAAAAGTTTTTGTTTAGTTTAAGGCGGAACGCTCCCAAACGTGGGGGCGTTTTTTTATTGTGCCTCACTAATAAAAACCGTCGGGGCTTGCTTCACCTTCTCGCATTTCAACTCCATCCACCAACCGCCTAACCGTGGTTGATCGAATCCTTTTTCTACGGCCCAACCCGCGAAACCATCGCCTAACTTTTTATATGAACCGGTTCGAAGATGGTGAACCGTGGATATTTTTACCCGGTAGTTTGTTTGGAGTCTAGTAACGTTTTTCGGTAGATGCCATTTATTATGGTCATGTCCTCGCGTTATTATATCGGCGTCCGGGAATTTCATTTGGTCAATATCGGCGCTCAGTATTCCCTTCGATCTCGCGGAATTGCCCCCGCTCCCGTGGTGATAATGTTGTTTGATACTAGCCGCCCCGGTGTAGTTATAAGTGCATTTATATATAAACCAACCCGAATACCCGCCGCTCATTGCCTCTAAACCGTTTTGTTTTAAACCCTGGACAATCCGATCAATCGGATCGGTATGCATTCGTTTCGTGATATTCGTTTCATGGTTTCCCCTTCCAATGAAATACGTAACATTAAACTGCGACAAGAAACGAATCGCGTCGTTTATTACCGCGTCTAAGTAATTGTCATCGACGTATTCCGGTCTGAGATTACTGTAATTCTTGCGTGGATCATATGCGCCTTGCATCAAATCGGTGAGGTCTCCATTAATGAAAACTAAAGCGTTGCGTTTTTCCGCTTGCTTTAGGTGTTTGGTGAAAAGCTCCCGATCGCATTTCACCGAATCGAAATGAACATCCGAGATTTGTAAAACGTGCTGACTCTTTTTTGATAGGTCACATTCAAAAACGTGAACCGTCCTAGATAATTGTTTTAACATAAGCCCGAAGCATTAAAGATGAAATTAACATGAAGATGCAACCGGCCGCGAACCATTTCCAACGGCTAAACTTTAGCGGTTCGGTTTTGGTGTTGGTTGCGTTGGTTGTTATTGTTTTAATTTTTTCGATAACGACGGTGTCCGGTTTAACGAATGTTTTCACCTTTAGAATCTGTTTTATCGTATCGTATTGAATCCGAACCTTTGCGCGTTCGTTGTCGATTGTTTTCGGTTGTTCGATTATTTCCCGGATCGGGATAACATTATCGTATTTAACCGGCGGCAAAACTAGAACGGTGTCGATTCGTTCCGTTGTGGTTGTTTCGGTTTGGATAATCTGTTTTGTTCTACATGAGAACAGAAAAACCGTGCTAATTATTAAAATTGCCCGTGTCATTAAATTGCTTTAAACGCTTACGAATCCACGGCGGCAATAAATCGGGTTTAATTTTTGCGATGTTTTCGATAACGCTTAACGCTTCGCGCCCGATCAATGCGGCGAATCCAACGCTCGTAATATACGAAAATATTGTTTTAGTCATGTCGTCTTTAGGAAACGACTCTAAACCGTGTAAAACGATCAGAACCAAAGCGTAAAGAATTAATTTTGTGAAAACCTTACCCATCGGCGACGAACTAAGTTCACCACGTTGATATGCGGCCCAAATTCCGGTAATGGTGTCAACGATAACCATAATAACCAAGAATAGCGCGAAATCCCACGCATCAAAAAAATACTCTTGAAAAAACTCTTGGAATGTTGCGGCGGTTAATACGGCTAAAATTGAACTCGTTTTCATAGCCCTAAAGATACTAATTTAAATTGTGCCGGGAAAACAGAGTTAAATACCAATACTTTGAATGAGTGAACGTTGTGGGCGTGCAAAAACCCTCATCGGCGCTCCATATTCCATTGTAAATTTCCGGACGGTGTGAGAATTCCCACACGCGCCCGGACTCATCGCAAGCCTGAAACATAGACCAACAATGAAAAAAATTTAAGTGATAGCGTCGATTTTCCACGCGGTTAAGTTAGTGAAATATTTATCGTTCCATTCCCGCCCGTTTATGTCGAAATGTACTTCAACGGCTTGGCCTTCGGTGTAGTTTTCAATAATTCGCGTTTTTTCCTTTAGTTGTTCAAACTTTAAAAATTGCGGATAATCGCCTAGGGTTTTGATTACGAATTCTCGTTTTTCCAATTCGTTCGCTCCGACGGTAAACGTTTCGCCGATTTGGTGTATTTCACCTTTTACTGTGTAACTCATAATGATTTGTTATTGATTTTTATAGGGATTATAAAACCCCACGTATTAAGTAATGATTCGATGTTATTGTGTTGCGTTTTTATATGTAACGCGTGATTCATTCGCATCTCGATTGAATTCGACAATTCAGCTAAAACGATCTCGTAAGTTTCGCCGTGCTGAAAATGTTTATGATCGTTCCCGGTATAGATTGCTTTGTAGAATGTCATAGTTTTGAAAGTTTATCAATGGCTTCGTATATTCTAAATATTACCTCCGGAACTATTGCGTTCCCGTAGGCTTTGATTGATTCTTTTCGCCATTCAGAAAAGGTGATTCCGTCCAATTCACGGGGAAGCCCATCATTTCCGCCACAAAGCGCGGATTCAATAGGGAAGTTTTCCCACGTGCTTCGTTTTCGTTTCGGTTTATCGTGGCCCAATGATTTAGTTCCGTTTCTCTTGTCTTTCCGTCCTTCCTTTTTGCTTTGGTTCCTTCCTTTGCGCAGCTTTTCGTTGGCGTCGGTAGCATTATCCTCTCGACCGCATCGGGTAACTGTTCGCCGTACTTCCGAATCACACCGTTTTTTGATATTCTTTTGCCCGGTTTTGTTTTCCCTTTCCAATCTCTTTTGTTGGGCGTCGGTAGCATCTGAGAAAAATGTGCTTGTAAACACGTCCCCCCTTGTTTGAATTTTGTGTTTTGTTGGTGACTTGTCGGCGTTGGCAATAATGAACACTCGATCTCGTCGGTGTGGCGCCCCGACGGCTTCAGCCGGAATAACAACCGTTTGGAGTTCGTAACCTTCTCGCTCAAGATCGTCACAGATGCCTGAGAGGATGCCGGCGTCTGTTCTTTGGTATATTGTATTATTTTGCTCGAATAAATTGGTTTGACTTCCCACTTCAACCGGTTCGCCCTCGATTCCCATTGTAACGAGTCCACTAACATTTTCACCAATAACCCAATTGGGCCGGCATTCTTGAATAATTCTAAGCATTTCCGGCCATAGGTAGCGGTCATCTGTCGCGCCTTTTCGGCTTCCGGCAATTGAGAACGGCTGACAAGGGAACCCCCCGGTAAGCACATCGATTTCTCCTCTGTATTTTGTTGCGTCGAGTTTTCTGATATCTCCATAATGTTTTGTTTTTGGGAAATGATATTGTAAAATTTTCCGTGGAAACTCTTCCCACTCGCAAGTAAAAACGGACTCCCACCCTAAACGTTCGGCGGCAATTTCCGGCCCTCCGATACCGCTAAATAATGTTGCGTGTTTCATCCAAGTACGGTTTTAATCGGGATCGCCGTGGCCCGGCTTCGGTTCCCTTGTGTAAAATGCTGAACGCCGACGGCCTTCGCGCCTTCGATGCGTCTTAAAATTTTATGATGATTTTTTGCCCATTGCGTACCGTCCAACATTCGCGCAATGTTACTATTTGAATTCGCAATGATTAATTTATTGTTTTCTACTTTCATCCCGATCCGCCCCAACTTAGACTTGAAGATTGGCAAATCGTCGCTCATTGCGTCGCGGTTGTTTACTTCGCTTATCAACTCGCCGATGTTCATATCGAACCGACTGCGATCCGTGTCGATGTTCACGCCTTGTTGCATAATGAACCGTAATAATTGTAGTTCATCCTCCATTTCATCGTTATCATCGTCGTAAAAATTACGGCTTGAAACGTAGCTTTCTGCCTCGGATTTCGTCGGCGTGTAATCGTTTTCTAACATCCAACACCCGGCTATCATTGTGCCGATTTGATCGCCTAAACGACGGTCGGACAATACCACGCCCATCACTTCACAAAATACCTTCGCGGCCTCTAATGTTTCGCGTAAATATTTAACGCTTCGCGATCGGAACCCGGTAATAAAATCGGCGTTAATTAGTTCGTGAATTGTTTGGTTATATTCATCCCATGCGTTTCGTTGTTGCTCGGTGTCGGCGTTACGTACTAAACCCAAAACAGTAATTCGTGAACGATCGGCTTTCTTTGTGGCTTGGTAAACGATTGAACTAAACGCGAAACACGAACGAATCCGGAACGATTTCGCTTGATGCGTTGCCCCGCCTTTCATTATTTGCCCGGATTTTCCCGAACTTGCTGAACGCATTAGGTTAAGGATTCCATCCATTCGTGCCTGGGCTTGTTGTGTATCGGCTTCGACTTCATCGAATAAAACCGGCAACGCTTCGCCGTCGAGCGTTTGACGTATTCCCGCCTCGGTGCTTTCGCCTTCCGGAGTTATTGCGATGTCGTCTAATAAAGCCCAAACCGTATCTTTCATTAGTTTCGTTTTACCTACGCCGGACGAACCACTTACCCAAATATGGGGCCGCCAATTCAGCGCGCCACAAATCGGAGCCACGAAACACCAACCGGCCAATAATTCCGCGTTAACGGTTCGTTCCCAATTATACAACCTCAGCGCATCAACAAATAATTGTCCTTGATCCGCGGTTATAGGTTTCGATAAATTAAAAGGTATTGTTTTCCGGCGCTCGTAAATGTATGCCGTTTTTAATTCTTCGATTTCGTGCGGCGTGCCGTCTACGATTAATTTTTTTCCGGTGTGTAATATAACGCGGTTATCGTCCAACCACGCCCCCCGGTTCCGTATCATATCGGGATCGAATAACCCGCGTTGTGTACACAAGTGTATTAATTCTGCGGCGGCTTCGTCGTGGTCTTTCCCCCAATGTTCCATTTCCGGGTGTAATTCCCGGAGCGTTGTTTTGTTTATTTGATTGTTCGTGTAGCATGTCACTTGGTTTTTATCGTGAATGTAGAAAAAGTATGTTAACTGCATCGCCCTCTTTGAGAATCCCAAGGCCGTGTAATTTTGTGCCGGTTTGCGTTTTTGTTTTTGTGCTTGCTGAATTAATCCGTCGGTATTTCCATCGGCCGCGTCCCAACCTTTCGGAGCGTTTTCGGGTGCGGGAATCCATGCCGGATTCATTTCGTATTTCGTGGCAATGGCCTCCATGCATTTGCGGCCGGGTTCATCGTTATCGGGCCAAAACATAACGTTCGCCGGTAACCCGGAAAAATCCGTTTTTTGCCATCGGTTCGTTCCGCCCATCCACGTGACGGCTTGATAACCTAACGCGGCGACCGCGTCGGCCGTTTTTTCACCTTCGACAAGTATCGCCGGGCCGTTGCCTTTGATATACAACGGCGGTTTGTCCGGTGCTTTATGATGCCATTTCCCGCCGCTGAATGTTAACGGCCTTATTTTTTTGTCTTTGGATCGTGTCACGTAAACCGTTTCCGAATATTTGTAAACCGTGGAACCCTCCGGAATCGGCGGCGGTGTCGTCGCGTTTTTATCCGGCGTTAATCGTTTCGATTTTTTACGGGGTTTCGGTGTTGGTGTTGTGTCGATGTTTCCGGTAATATCCCGAACAATTTGTATGGCCTCGGATAGTTTTACGTTTTTGTATTCCATAACGAAATCGAACGCGTCACCCGTTGCGCCGCATACCGGACACCAATAAATTTGCTTAGACGGTACGACGGTCATTGACGGCCGCGTGTCGTCGTGAAACGGACAAAGGCCAACAAATTCAGATCCGCTAGGTTTTAACGTTATGAAATGGCCGATAACGTCGACGATGTTAACGGTTTGTTTCAGGTTTTGTAAATCGTTCATTCGCTCGTGTTGTCTTGGATGTTATTAAATGCGAGTTCGTAAGGGTTTTCCGTGCCTTCGTATTGCATTAAATAATATACGGCCGGGTGTTGCCAAAGGTATTTATTTCGTAAAAAATCTTGAACACTTGCGTTACTTTCTGAAATAAAAACGTCAGTTAGATCGGCTCGAAATAATAACCATCCGCACGGTTCATTAATTTTTAAACCTTGATGATGAATAAAAGTTAACATTTCTTCGTGTTCGTCGAAATGTTTTATTTGAATGCTCGAATCTAACGGCGTATAAAATAGTTTGAATTTCATGGGTGTTTTTTGTTTGTTTTTGTTTATACGTTTAAAACTGTTCAATTATCTAAGTGATATAAATACCGGGTGATTTTCTCCTAGACACGATAAGACATTAAAATCCATAAAATCGACCGCCTCGAAAAGCTCCATGCCATCTCTTTCCATTAAAATCCTTAAACACATATCGTATTCGTAAACCGCTAAAACGTTTGGGCTTTGTGTTAAGCCAATTAATGCGGCGTCAAATCCATCGGCTAGAAGCGCGTCGGAATCTTGAAGTTCTTCAATTACTTGTTCAATTCTCGATTTTGATCTTTCACTAAGTTGATCATCATCACAAAATAATACATTATACCTCATATAACCGACCTCGTTTGTTTGGTTTATTTATTGATAAATTTTTCTATAATAGTTTGCGCGTCCTCAGCACTCCGGCAAATTCCGGCAATTCCGCCGGCTTCCTTAACCGTTTCGATGAATTTAATTTGTTCCGGTGTAGCTTTTCCCGTTTCGGTTTTTACCTCAATGGCCGTAAATACTGCGAACCTTCGGCCATCGATTTCGATTGTAACCCACCCGATTAAATCCGAACTTCCTTTGCATAACCCGGAATGAAACGGCCGGGGCTTTTCGATGTAAATACCGCCGTCCTTTGTTCGTTTGGATGCACCCGCCCAGGTTCGGCCCACGTTGTTGCGGAATATACGCCCGAACTTCGTAACGGCTAACATTATTTTATTTTGGATTTTTCTTTCTTGCATTGTACACCATGTAAGCCCACCCGGTTTTGTACCCTCTCGCCTTAGCTATTTGAATCAGTTCATCTAATCCACGCGCCCGGCCTTGTTGTTTTCGGTTTTCTGTGCTTTCGATCTCCTTCAATTCGCCTTCACGTTGTTCGATTTCTCTCGGTGTCGGTTCGCGTTCGTGTCCGCACTCCGGACAAGTACGCCCGGATTCGTAAATATAAAAACATTCTTCACATTGGTGAACCGATTCGATAATTTCAACACGCCCGCGGCGTTTCTTTGCGTCCAATGTCCATTCGTGGCCGTCCGTTGGTAATCCATGGCGCTGACAATTTCCAACATGATCCAATATTATCGCCTCGGTTTTCCCCGGCGCCGGACGTAACGCCCGCCCGACTTGTTGCAAAAATAAACCTTTGGATTGCGTCGGCCTTAATAGTATCGCCGCATAAATACCGGGAACATCCACGCCTTCACTAATTAGATTACAACTACACAAAACCGCGATTTCATTACCGAATTTTTGCATTGTTTCGTCGCGTTCCGTTTTGCTCATGTCGCCGTAAACCGCCGCGGATGAAATACCGGAATCCCGGAATACTTCGGCAACGTTAACGGCGTGCTGAACCGAAATACAAAACACAACCGCGGGCCGTCCATTGGCGAATTTTTTGTAATGCTTGACAACGTCGCCGGTAATACTTGACCGGTTCACGGCTTCCAATGTTTCGCGTTGGTCAAAATCACCACGAACGATTTTAATTTGCTTCGTGTCGATTGTAGTCGGTGCAAAACATCGCGGTTTCACTAGGTAACCCTCGTTAATTAAATCGCTCATCGTTGGCCCTTCGACGATCGTATCAAACGATTCCTTTAAGCCTGAGCCATCGGCCCGGCATGGCGTCGCCGTAACACCCAAAACAAAACAAGGAAACGCGTTTGTTATCCGTTGGTACGTCGTCGCGTTGGCGTGGTGTGCTTCGTCAATAATAATTAATGACGGTTTGAACATCGCGTTAATTCGATTCACTACGGTTTGAACCATTCCAACAATAACGCGGGCGTCCGGTGTTGGTTTCCCGGCTTCGATCGTTCCGCATTCACCGCCAAATTTTTCAACGGCTTGGTTCAGCAATTCCTTACGATGCACCAATATTAAAACGCGGCCCGGTGCGATTCCGGCGATATGGTTAAACGTGACCGTTTTACCGCCGCCCGTTGGTAGTACGTACAAAACGCGCTTGTTTGTTTTGAACGCTTCGCGAATCCTTTGAATATCGCGTTCTTGATATTTACGTAGTTTCATGATCCATGAATATTTCTTTTAACGCCTTATTGTAGCCTTTCTGATATAGTGGGTAAAACCGCATATCATTCCAATGGTTTTTAATATGGTGTAAAATGCTAGTGCGATCCATGTCGAGCGTTCGCGCTATCGTATTTTGATGAATGCTTAAATTCAGATGCAACAAATTAATGTAAACACGTTTCGCCGTCGGTATCGGTTGGCTTCGTTTTTTACTCTTTAATTCTGTGACGCTGATGCCGAACGCCTTCGCGGTTTCGATCATTGTTTGGTTCACCAATTCGATTGTCTCATCGTCCAGGGTTCCGATTATTTTACGGTCTATCGGATGAAGACCGGGGAAAACGTAGGGGTTTATTTTGGCCATCATTAGAAAATTTTAGTTTTCGTAACTAAACACCGGCGCCCGGTTTTTAGATAATACCGTTGCTCGAATTTGCGAACCTTGCGGCGGTTATAACACGCGAATAAAATTTCACCGGTTGCCGTGGCACACACGAAAACATGACTTCTTTTGAATAAATTTTTAATCATTTTATTAGGGTTTGGATTTTTTGTGAATATGCGGGCCATTGATTTGACGCCTCGCAAGTTTTAAACGTTTCTAATGCTTCGATATATTCGAACCTAGCGGATTCAATCCAATCGTCATTTAATTGGAATAAACTAACGCCGAACGGTTCGGATTTTTCGACGTTGATAAAAATAAAACCTTTCGGCCTTTGCCCGGTTGCGTATTCTACGCCGTCCAAATAGAACGCCGTTTGAATATCGTACCGGAATGAATAAACCGATTTTTTAAAACCCGATTCGCTCGCGTCGTTCGTTGTTTTTAGGTCAACTAAAAACCCGTCCGGGGTAATCCAATCGGGCCGAACTTTACACTTTACGCCGGTATGCGGTTCGGTGAAAAAATAGGTTTGTTCCGCCACGCCCTTGGATAGCAATTTCATGGCGCCGCGGTGATTGTTAACGGCGGTTTCCATCGCCTCGATTTGTGCCGCCTCGGTGTCGTTTAAAACGATTTCGGTTTGTGCTTCGCGCCATTCTCTAGCTTCCTTACTGCGGAATGAATCGAACGGATTCACAACGTAATCGGTGCGGCCTTCCAATATTTTGGAATGTACCGCCGTTCCGATTTCCATCGCCCGCGTTGTTTCGGTTTTCGTTTTATAGTGTGCCGGCGATCTCAATAGTTTGATGATGCCGGAACGACTTACCGCCGGGTTATTGTGATATTGTTGGTTTGTCATTCTCGAACGATAAAAGTTTGTTAAAGGTTTTGATTGTTTTAGGTTCGACGTCTTTCCACCGTTGGACGGTGTGAAATGGAACCCCGCAACGTTTGCACAATTGCCAAACGGTAACGCCTTGGGCGCTTGCGTGTTTTTTTATTTCTTCGTATGCGTTCATTTTTGTGGTATTCTAGTCCTTACTCTAATCGCTCCAACCATATCCGAACCGAATCGAACTTGTGTTGAATATAGCGTTAACATTTTGCCGGCCCAATCTTCGATAAATTCCGACTTGTAAAGTTTCGAAATGGTTCGGGCGTTCGTGGCGTTTATTATCATAGGTTTTTGATCCTTTAAAATTGCCACTAGACAATCCTCTTGTTTCCCGCCGGTTCCCTTAATGGGGCGTTGTTCTACCTTCGTAATTGTTACAACGGTGTCGCCGTCTAAATCCCAATGCCCTAGGTATTCCTTTCCGGCTAATGATTTCCAATGTGTTTTGCTCATGATATAATAGTGAATAAAAGTTTTTCGACGTATAGTTTTTCCGCTACGGCTTGCGCGGCTATCGTGTCAAGTTTAAAAAATCCGTCCTTTTCTGTGAATGTAACGCCCCATGATTGTAGTGCGTTTTTAACGTCCGCGTAGTCGTTCGCGTAGCAATGTAATTTTTTCATGATGTTTGTTTTTCGGTTAGTGTTGGTTTATACCGCCTCTTTACAGAAGCAATCGAATGAAATAATATATGCTATCATGTTGGCAATATATTCAGATTTAGTATTGCCTTGAAAGCCTCCTTCACAACAATCGTCCTCCCATTGTTTAACAAATTCGATGGCTTCGGATGCAGTAATATTATGCTTTTCAAACCATTTGTTTGCATTATCGCACCCTTTTATATATCGATTATCTAATGCATTAGGAGCGCAAGCCCCTACGACTTTAGCCCTTGCGTCATCTTTGCAAAAGTTAGGGTTCAAATGAAGATTGTTTTCATAAGTGTATCTAAGAATTACAGATTCTAATTCTAATTTGATAGTGTTAAAAAATTGATTTTTCATGATGTTTGTTTTTCGGTTAGTGTTGGTATTAGTCGATTAAAAATTCATCCATCTCGTTATCATGGTAGAATTCATATTTATCTCCGCTGTCACAATTGTCGTTAGTTTTAACTTTTAAAAAGTAATATGCAATCTGTTCATCGTAATCCTCAAGAACTGCGTAATCCTCTCCGTTCATATTCATCAAGCATAAATGCCGATCAGCACCTTCCACGTTCACGTGGTTCATAATTTGCTCTTTCGTGGTGAAATCTGTAATGTCCATAACTAAATTTTATTGTGGGGGCTTTCGCCCCCGGTTGGTTTATCAGTCAAATTTCTCTACTTCGAATGTTCCCGCTTCAATTTCTCTTTCCAATTCACCGTAGAGCCATTCTAAACTCTTAACAGCAGCCGTTTGTCCTTTGTCTTTGCACTCTTTTATCAATTGCTTTAACTCTTTCAAATACTGTAATCTTTCTTTCTTAATAGATAAGTTCAACGTTTTCATCTTGTTTTGTTTTTGTTTGTTTGATGTCTCAAAGATAATACCCTTTTTGGAACTACCAAATAATTAACCAACATAATTAAAAAAAAACGGCCACCCCTCCCAAGGTGACCGCCAACCAAAACAAACACGCCCGCGAGAACCGCGGAGCTTCTTTAATAAACCCAACACGCCGCCGGCTTCGTGTCGTCATTATCAATATGAATAAATGTTTTTGCTATGCCTATTCGCGTAAATCCAACCGATAACGCGGCGGTGATAATCTTTAAACGGCTAACCGAATCGGTGCAGGCAATATCCGCCGCCATTCCTTTAAGGTGCGATGAATTACTTTTCGCGCCGGGTAACATTTGATTCCGGGCAACCGTTCTAAACCCCGAATTTATTTTAAACGGAATCCCCGCGACGGCCCGGGCTTGGTCAATCATTTGCAAAAATTCCGGGTTCATGTTCGTGCCTGAACCTTTTAAATCCTTCGAATCAAATTCACTTATTTCGAAATATCTTAGTTCCATTTTATTATTAAATACCAACTTGGTTTTTATATAAATAATTTACGTATTCCGTTAAGGTGTTAACTCTTTCGATTAGTTCATCGTTAGTTACGTCATCATCTAACAATTCCAAATCTTTCCAAGTATCTTGAATTGTGTTTATTTTTTTATTCATGTCATTAACTAAATGTGATCGTAATGGAACACGCGACGTCCTCCCTTACTGAATAGGATGGGTTTCTAACTGCGAAAAAAATGTAATCCCCATCATTTATTGTTAATCCCGTCGCGCTAAAATCTAGCGGTTTCATTTCGTCGTTTGTGTCATAGTCTACGGTCGTTGAACCTTGCTCCGTGGTTGAAAATGTCCCCGTACCTCCGGAATTCGTCCCTTTCCAAAGTGAAAATTCAATGGTTACAGAATTAGTGGTTCTCATACTCCCGGCGATACCCTTCACGCTTATACTCGTGTAGTCATCCGTAGCGACCATCGCCGACACAAGTTCAAAGTATCCCAACTGCATATTGTTGTCGCTTCGATTCCATACGACATAATTCCACCCATATCTAAGGTTTCCGAAAAAATAATCACCGCTAGTTAATTGCGTTTCAAAACTTAACGGGAAATTTTGCGCAGTAACCCCACCGCCGCCGCTCGGTGTCGTGAACGACATTACGCCGCTTCCGTTCGTTGTTAATACGTCGCCGTTACTACCGTCGGCCTCCGGCAAAACAAATTCAACCTTACCGGTCATATTATCGGCCGAACGTAACAACGTGCCGAAATCCGTGGCTTTACCGCTTGCGGCGCTTTTACTGTTAAATTTAGTTTTTGGATTCGTTTCGTAATCTAAACCAAGTTTTAGCGTTACACGTTTGTTAACCGATCCCAACCCCATTAAAGTTTCAACCTCTTGCGGTTTATCAATTATTACCTTCGGGTTTCGAATCGGTTTTTTCGGGCCGGTTGCGGCCGTTATCCCGGAGCCATCCCGCGACATTTCAATCAACTCCGTTTCGTATTCGCCCAGGTTCGCAGTAAATCGCATGTTCATAACCGCAAAACGGCGCGAATCAAATTGAAAAACATCGTCGAAATACAAAACATCGTCATACAACGTAAACCGCAACACCTCCCGCGGAACGTTATGATATGCCAAATGTTCACTTACTAACGTTCTCAAAATTAAATCGTAATCCGTTGGGGCGCTTATCGTACTCCACTCATCCGCCGCGGTATAGGTGTCATCGTTTCCACGTATTGCCCCGCGTGTTGCCGTTGTTGAAATTTGATCCCCTATAATTCCATCGTCTAACTCTAAAATGTCGCGGGCCTTATTGTCGGCCGTCGCTGAATAAATTATTTCGTCACCGCTATACGCCACATCGTCACCGGCGAAAAAATTAACGCTTCCAAAATTCAACGTTGTGTCATTTAACACCGCGGTTGTAAACGCCCCGGCCGTAGTTCCGTCAGCTTTGTACGGTGTTAGGTGAACCTTCACACTTAATCCGGTCGCGTCGGCCGGTATTCCGGGAATATTAAACCCGAACATTGTCGGCGAATTATCGCCGGCTTCATAATCTAACGCCGGGGTGAACCATTGGAGCCGGTTCGATGCCGTTGTGTTCCATTCCGCCGCGCCTAGTTGAAACGTAAAAACGTCGATTAAATCATCGTCGGACAATATGAAAACCGAATCGCCGCCAACTAACGCGGCCGGACGGTTTAGGTAATACGCCCCGGCGTTTATCTCTAATTCGACTAAAAAACGAATTGCCCGTTCTTCACCCGTAACGGTTGCGTCCGCGTCTAATGTTAAATTTAACTGTAACTGACAAACTAATTCACCGCCCGACGGTAAAATAAAAACCGAATTTTGAAACGTCGTACTGTTTAAATCCGCCGTGACTAAATCCTCGTTTATTAACGGAATATTCCCGTTAAACGTGTAGTTTCTCCGAACCGACTTATACGCGTTCAGGTGTCCGTATTCGCCGCCGGTTAAACGTTGTACCCTACTCGACGGCGTTTGATCGATTAATTTAACCGTATTATATGCACCCGAACCGGCGACAACCGCCCCGGACTTGTCGAAATATTTCGCCGAATAAGTACCGGTTAGAGTTACGTACATTCTCGGAACCATTACCCAAACGCCGCGGGCTTGGTAAATCGAAAACATGAACGATTCGCAAATTTGCTTTAACATTTCGTAAGCGCTGATATATTCTATTATCCCGCTTTCGGTGGTATAAAAATCTTCGTTTAATAGTTTATAGTTTTCTATTGGCGTCCCTCCGGTTGTTTCTTGGCCTAGAATGTAGGTATTGTTTACCAAGTATTTAACCGACGCGCCCCAATGTTGCGTTGTTCGTGTTTTACCTAAACAGTTCAACACGTACGTTAGAATCGTGTCGGTTCCGGTGTACGCTGAACCGTCGTTATTATAGTCGATTCCTTTCAAGTTCGCTAGATCGTCAGACGCGGTTAACTCAATCCGGCGCGGGAAACTTTCGTCGGCCGTATTGATTTGCTCCGGTTGTAATATTCCAACCCAAAAAACGCCGCCCGTTGCACTATGTTCGTCACGAATAACAACCGTAAACCGATCTTCGTCGGACGTTAATAGATCGTCAAGAAACCCCTCGATTGTTGTGGCATTGTTTAAACCTTGCGAACCCGATTCGATTTGTAATTCAATCGTTACCGTACTTCCGACAATCGGTTGAAATGGTTTTTCCGTGTCGCCTTGGTATTCCAAAACGAACCCATCCGCCCCGACGTGGAATTCTGTTTCGGTTCCGCTGAAATCGGTGTCGTGTATTTCGATTCGAAACGGTTCGTTTCTATCATTAAGGAATTCGCTATATAAAAATAATCCCATGTTTATCGGTTTCGGTTAACAACACGTTCAGCGCGTTCTAGTAAAAATACTAAATCATTACCCTTTATTCTAGCGCTCAGGGTTCCGCCTTGCGATGTCCCGCCGCCAACGTCGGCAATCATTCCGCGTAACTTATCAAGCGGTGCGATTACCTCCGGGTTATTTCGGGCGCCGGTATATTCGCCCATTAGCCCCATCGTAGGGCCGGAAACTAAACCACCTTCGGCGAATTTTGGAATCGCGGCGAATGCCGTTAAAACTCCACCCACTAGCGTAGCAATAAACGCCGGACTCGTAACGATTGCGGCCGGCCCCGTTGCGGTTCCCGCCGTTTGTCCTCCGGTAATCGCCGCGGCAATCGATTGACTTAAGAACATCGAAATTAGTTCCGTGACGGTTCCGGCCATGCTTTTAGCGAACCCTTCCATCCCGGTGTCGGCCAACCCTAACGAATTCACGATTTTGCCGCTCATTTGTGAGAACGCCGAACCGACCGCCCCACCGACGGCGTTCGCGGTTTCCTCTAGTTTTTGGAGCTTTTCCATAAAATCGTCAACCGGTTGTTCAGGCATTTTGTCCGTTTTCGGCGTTTGTAGCTGTGGCGTTGGTGCGGTTTCAAATGCACCGCCACGTGGCGACATTTTTCCTTGAATAGCCAAACCTCGATTGAACGCTTCTCTCGCCTTTTGTCCTCCACCGCTGAACGTCGGAATCAATTCGGCTAATTTTTCTTTTAAATTTGAAATACTTTCATCCGTTACAAATTCAATCGGTTCTTTTTCGACTGCGGATTGCATCGCCGCAATAGTATCTTCACCGATTTGTTGACCGGTTTCTACAATATCGCCGCCTATATCGGTCAATCCCGTTGTTAGTTTTTCAAACGCCGCCCCAACGCCATCGGTTACCGCCGTTGAAATCACGTCCGCCATTAACGCGAACGAATTTATAACCGACATAACGCCCGTTTTTAGTGCCGTTAATTGGTTTTTAAAATGCTGAACGACTACGGAAATAATCACACGAACCGCCGCGACGTTGTTGTAGAGTTTTATAAACGAATTAACAAGGTTCAAAATCGGGCCTTTCACGTCGTCCCACATAAAGAAAATCGCGGCGCCTAGTCCGGCAATCGCGGCAATGGTTATACCGATCGGCCCCGTTGCGGCGGCGGCTAGTGCGGCAAAGGCCGGCCCTAATGTACTGACGGCCGAAACGAGTGCGGGAATAGCTACCAATAACGGGCCGATTGCGGCCGCGGCGGCGGCGATTCCAACTATAAAATTCTTTGTGTTGGCGTCCAATGCGGCGAATTTCGCGGCTAAATGGCTGATAAATTGCATAACCTTTTCAACCGCCGGGGCTAATGCTTGGCCTAGTGAAATCTGAGCCGCTTCGATTGCAGAAAGCATCCGGACCAAACCTCCGGAAGCGGTGTTGTCCATAATCGCCGCCATGTTTTTAGCTGATCCCGCCGCGCCGTTGAATGAGGTTGTTAAGGAATTAACCATTCCCATTTGTTCGCCTAGAACAAGCAACGCCGTCGACGCCGATCGGCCTACCTCACCCTGGGAACCCGCAAGGCTTAACCCTTCGTCATTTAATTTTTTAATTTGTTCCGCTACGTTTTCACCCTCCCCGCCTAGTTCGGAAATAATACGACGCAACGCCGTACCCGCTTGCGATCCTTTTATCCCTGAATTGGCTAACGCGCCCAACATCGCGGTCGTTTCCTCGATCGACAACCCCGCTTTCTTAGATACCGGGGCGACGAATTTCATTGATTCCGCAAAACTTTCCATGTCTAACGCCGTAGAACTAAACGACGACGCCATAACGTCGGCAACGCGAGACGTTTCGCTTGCCTCCAATCCAAAACCGCGCAACGTGGCGCCGGCAACTTCGGCCGCCCTTGCTAAATCTGAATCCGTGGCTTGGGCTAGTGCTAACGTGGCGCCCGTTACTTTTGTGATTTCATCCGCCGTAAATCCTAGCTTTGCGAACTCGGTTTGTAATTGTGCAACCTCCGACGCGCTAAACCTTGTCGACGCTCCCAACTGTTTCGCGTTGGCTTGCAAACGGCTGAATTCGTCGGCCGTCGCTCCGGAAACGGCTTTCACCTTCGCCATTTGTTGTTCAAATGACATGAACGTTTTTACCGACGACGCGCCAATGGCGGCTAACGGTAACGTGATCGACATCGACATTTTTTTGCCTAGGTTCGAAATGTTCCCGGACATTTTTCGCGTGCGTTTATTTACGTCGCCTAATGCCGCGTTGAAGCCCTTAGTATTGGCGCCAATCTTTGCAACGAGATCACCTAATTTTGCCATTTGTCCTTATCGCGTTTTTTAATTCGTTCTAAACTTGCCTTTAATTCCTTTCTTGTTGGCGCTTCCTTTGTGTTTTTTTCCCAAGGGAATCGCAGTAATTTTTGCGGTGTTAATCGTTTTCCCTTCGAAATATGCGGTTGCAATAATACCGCGCTTTGCCATCTAACGCGCTCCCATTCTTCGCGCTGATCCGATTCGATTAATTTACGTTTGCCACGAACCGCCGCGTTAAATTCTTCGAACGTCATTGAATAAAAAGAAATCGGGCTAAGGCCGCATTGCCCCAACCCGATTTCAAATAATTCATTCCATGTTAAAACGCCGTTCTTTGTTACGTTTTTTTTTCTTCGTCGGATTCATCGGCTAACACTTCGGTGAATTCTTTCATGTCTTTCACCTCCACGTTATCATAAATCCAATTCAAAGAAATACGTTTAACATCTTCGCCTTCGTATTTCAATCCCGCTTCGATTCCCACTAGCATCAAATACGCCATGTGTTCAATTCGTTGCCCGGCGCCCGCGTGCATATTTAGCGACGTGATGCCCTCGGCTTTGAATTTATTATCGAACTTATGCATTGCGCCCAATGTTAGGCGAAACGGGAACGATTCCCCATTTAATTCTATTGTTTTGGTCATTTTTACGTGTTTTGAATTAACTGATTGTTTCGTATACTAAAGCTCCGGTACCTTCGAATGAAACTGAATAAGTTACATTGTCCTCGGTTCCGGCGTTCATTTCTAACGATGAAATTCTAGCCTCGCAGTTGAAACGGCGGTCGCCACTTTCTTCGGTGCTGAATAATAAAAATACTTTGCTTCTCGCGTTGAACGCCGTAAACAAATCGTCGATGTTGTTTGTGTCATCCTCAGCGTGTAAGTGTGAACTCGACAACGTGAACGATCTAAGCCCTTCCAATAATTCACGGTATCCGCTTGAATCTTTCGTGGTAATATCGCGCGCGTCCTCAGACATTGAAATTGAACACTCCGTTGCTCTAGCAAGTAAAACTTCCGAGTCGTTCGTAGTTGAAAAATAAACGGCCAAATCAGTACCGTTCATTACGTTTGTTGTTTGTGCCATTTATTTATTTTTTATCCGTTGCCGGTGTTTTTTTCGGCTTCGGCTTAGGTGCTTCCGCCATTTTATTAAGATATTCAGATGGATCGCAAGCGTTCCCCCGTTCGATTAATTTTTTTCCGTATTCATTGGCGACGGTTATTTTATCGCCTTTTTTCCAACGCTTGCCCTTTATCGCTTTTAATACTTTTAAAACCATGCCGTAAATATACGAAATTTTATGATCACCTTTTCACCCGGAAAACGTAGGTTTGCTCATTCTCGTATCGTTTCGTAAACGGGTTAAAATCGGTATCCTCGTCTTGGTATTGTACGCCGTTTAACTCAATGCCGTAATACGTGCCGTGTGCTACCCGATCCAAATCGGCCCGAACCTTCGCGCTTAAATCCGCTAACGTGGCGACCGACTTCGAATAAATACGGATATTTACGTCGACTTCGTCTAACGTTGACGCGCCGCTTTTCGTGTCGCTCGGTGTGTTATTACGAATCGAATAAACGATATAATCGTCTCCGGTTTCGTTTTTTGCAAAATCCGGTTGTGGACTCGTTGCCGTCGTTCCGTTTTCTAATATTCCTTTTATGGCTTTTCCTAGGTTAATCATTTCATATAACTATTAAACTCGCGACGATACCCCGCAATCTGTTGCGCCTTCATTATTTTATGCGTTCGCTTCATCGCCTTCGTGAATAAACCTTTGTATTTTGTGTTGTGGCTTTTTTCGCTTCCAACGTGGCCGCCTTCCGTAATCGCGGCGAACCAACCATCTTGTCGACTGTGAGCCGATACAGTTCCATTAATACTAGCACGCGGCCCGGCAAAAACCATGTTAGAATGTCCTCGCGCCGTCCAACTTCCAACGGAACGATATAGCCGCCCAGGCTCAACGGTAAAATCTTTTTGACCGTTTTTCCAAATAATAACCGGCCTTTTCGATTGCCCTATTTTAGAACGTGCCGCTTTTACATAGGCTTTTGTCGCTTTCCTATTTATCGAACGCATTTTTTTCGCATTCTTTTCGCCGAACTGAGCGCAGTACATTACGCGTTTATAAAACTTATTTAAGGAACGTTTATCGAATTCAATTTCAACCATCTTGGACGCCTTTTAAAACCGCGTGCAATTTCATAAATCTGTTTCGCGTGTAGTGTGTTTCTTCAACGGTTTGAATTTCATACGTATCACTTTTATAAACGATCACATCATCCGGGCCGACGTCGGTACGGTATCGAATCGTAAAAATCAATTTACGTATTGGAAACTCCGTTTCCGATTTCGCCGGTTCGGATCCGCCGCGCGTGTCTATATTCGCCCACACTTCGGCAATCTGTGAAAATCCATCAACACGTTCACCAAAATCGTTCACCGTCGGAACCATTTGATTAAGTGTAATTCGTCTATCTAGCCTACCGATTCTCATACGAAATAAACGTTTCGGTACGGTGATAACAATGCTTTAATTCCGTTCGGTAGTTCCTTACTTACTACGGTTCCGACAATGAAATTTTCCCTTTGATCGTAATATTGAGAAAGCAATAAACGAACCGCGTGTTTAATCGCGTGCGGTAAGCCTGACGCTTTAACGCCAACGTTGCAAGTTATTGTTACCGGTTGCGCTCGGTAATCATAAACACTCGGCAAAGGTTGTTTAAAAAATATTTTCGGTTGTGTCGGGCTTCCCGCCTCGAACCAATATAGCGACGAATCCAAAGTTTTTTCAACGTTCCCTTGATCAAAATATTTTATACTTCTGATCGATGTTAACGGGCCAACGGGTAAATTCGTATTAATAAAATCCGGTAAATAAAACTCAAAATCTGTAATCGTAACCATTGCTCGGCCAATATAACTTTGAACCGCTCCAACTGAAACGTTAATCAACGAGGTTATCAACGCATCTTCGTCATCACTATCAACACGTAACCACGTTTTCGCGTCGGCCAAAGGTAAGACGCTCGTCCCCGTTACGCTCATTAAACTTGTTCTTTCAAATGTTACCCGCATAATTTAAAAATAAAAAAAACGCCGGCCGATGCAATACCGACCGGCGTTTTAAATTTAACCTTTGTTTATTACGATGCCGTAATTCCGTTCTCGAATGCAAACGCCGCCGGTTGTGTAAGATTGAAATCAATAAATTGATTCATTGTTATCTCAACTTGTGCGTGATTCTTACTGCTAAATGGATCGACAACAATGTCTATGGCCCCGAAGTAACATAAAATAGCGTTTGACCAATCACCAAATACCGCTTGACCAACGTTTGAAGACGCATCCGCCAAGTATGGCGTTTTGTGATAGTTATATCCTCTGATCGTGTTATTCATGTTATCGATCAATGCACTAACACCCGCAACGTTAACCGCTTTAGAAATGTACTCGTAAGCCGATGGCGAAAGTACAAAACGCGCGTTAGGCGTTAAGCCTGAATCTTCTAATACCGCCGATTCTAGTGCCGCAATGATTGCCGCATAATCAGCCGTATCAGCCGCCGCGATGTCATTAACTCCGGTGATTCCCGTGATTCCGGTTATTCCCGTTCCGCCCGTGAAGATGTCAGAAAGAACCTTTCTTTCGTGTCCTCTTCTCAACGCGTTAGCGATAATGTTTTCAACGTCGCCCGTTGCTTGGTACATTAACTGTTTTGAAAACTTCGTGGTATTAGCGTAACGCTTCGGAGAAAGTGTTAACTCATCCAAGTTCATACCTGAAGCCGCATCATCATCCACTTCGCCTTCAGCCGTTGCCGTCGCTTTGTCGTGTTCTCTTGGGAACTGAACGTTTCCGGTCAAACCTCTAAGAACTTGTGTACCCCATGCTTCAACTTCTAGCGGTGCAGTCAATCCTTCGATAAACGCCCCTACTTCCGTAGCAACAAATCCGGCGCCTTCGCCCGTTGTTTGAAAATTATCTTCTGCTCCGGTACGTTGGAACGATGCCGGGATAACAATCCCTTGGCCGTGGTGTCCTTGTCTTGCGGCCTCTTGCTTCATTTCAGAAGCTACACCGTTCAAACCTTTACCATCCATCAAATCACGAACGCTTTCAGTAATAGAAAACCCTTTTTTCATTTCTGAAATTTCGTTTTCTTCGCTCTTTGACGCCGCACCCGCAACCGCGCGCGCTTTCAACATCGCTTCGGCTTTTTCTTTCAATTCGATGCTTTTACTTGTTTCGTCGATTTTACCGACTAGTTCTTCAAATCTCACTTTTTGCACGTCGTCCATTTCGGTCAAAACGTTCAAATCGTTCAATTCGTTTTCCATCGCTTTACGCGACGCTTTCAAATCATTCAGATTCATTTTATTCGCTTTATTAGATTTAGTAATCGGTTCCGCGTCGCGCGCAACCATGTCTTTATTTTCTTCAATAATTGTTTCATTTCCTAAAATTTCAACGTCGGTCGTGGCGCTCCTTACTGAACTACGCGGATCAGCCGGCACCGGTGCAATACTAACTTCCAACGGTTCCCAACTCGTGGCCATGTACGTCGGTGTATCGCCGGAACGGTCTGTTATTGTGTACTCGTGAACACGATACCCAACCGAAACGCCCGAAATAATACCGTCGCGTACTTTCATCCAAGTATTATCTACGTCCGGGGTTTTCGCAAATCTCAAAACCGCAACGCCGTGGCCGTCCTCTAATCGTGCCGCCTCAACTTTTCCAAGAACGCCATCCGTCCCGGTGTTCATGTGGTTATTCAAAACCGGGGCCGTTCCGTTTGTCATTCGCTCCATTCTAACATGATCCGGCGAAAAACTTAACACCTCATTAAAATACGTGTTATTCTGACCATCAAAACGCTGAACCGGGTACGTAGTTCCAAATGTAACCTCGACCGTTCTATTTTCTTCGTTCACACTTGAAACAACCGGGGCCGCTTCGCGTGTTTCAATTTTTTTATTTTCCATACTTTCCAAGTTTTTACCGTAACCGCTCCCGGTTGCAACGTTATGATTTTCACAAGCCATGTAAACCGTCTCCCCGTTCAATTCGTGGGTGTGACTTCCAACACACCCGATTTTTTCAGCGTGTGCTTCGGCTTCGGCCTTCGTGCTAAATACCGGTTCGCCGTCAACCATTCCAACCTGGGCGCGTTCGTCTTCGTCTTTACTTCTCAGCGGATGGCCTTCCGGAAATAAATCCGTGTCGTGCTTTCCGCTTCTAAATTTTTCATTTTTCATAGCATATAAAAAACTATTTATTCGTGCATACGCCCACTGTTCCGGACTGTTTACCGTCGGTCTAACGCTTTCCGGGTTCGTTTTATATGCACCAATTCCACGTTTAAAAACTTCGGCCAACATCGGCAACGTTGCGCGGTGTGTCTTTCTATCTTCGTCCTCGTTGTATTCGTCAACCTTATTACGAATACCTTCGGCAATCGCTTCACTTAAATCGTCATCCCATGCGCGGGCCTTGTCGTCAATCTTCGCCTTCAATTCGTTAATAACGCTTTTCATTTTCGCCATTCCCAAAACGCCAACGGTTCCCCATTTTATTTGAGCAACCAACCCCGCAACGTTTGAAACGTTCGGAGCTTCGTCGGTTAGGTGTGCGCCATCTCTAAAATGTCGGGCGCTCCATGCTTCACGTTCACGAATCCAATCCAACACCGCCGGCGCGTCGTCACCTTCCAACGCCCGGCCCCATAATTTATAGGCATCATTCCCGCGGATGTTTCCGCCCGCCGCCCAAATATCGGGATAATCCGATTTTAATTTTTCAGCGTAATCGCGATCAAATCGCTCATATCCGCTATTTCGTAAACTAACGGCCATATCATCTCCTTTCGTTGGAAAATCAGATACCGCCATCACTAATTTTTTTCGAATACGCTTCTAACTCCGTCAACGCGATTTGATTAACTTGAACCGTATGAACGTCGCCGCCTTGTATCGCGTTCATCCTTTCCTTCGCTCTTACTTCGTTACGATTCATTACGCCGTTAATCAACATTTTATCGTAAAACGCTGAACGTGCCGCCATATCGCCGCGCATCAATTCGTCTAAATCGTGGCGGAATCCAACCGCCGCGCGATCGGTGCGATTCAACAATTTCAAATTGTATTCGTTTTCCAACTTCGCCGCGATCGGTGCAATACATTGATTCACAAACGCACGGGCTTGGTTTTCATAATCGCCGTAACTCGACGAACCTAAACCAACCATCGCCGGCGGAATGTTAAAAATCCTACAAATCTCCTCGGCTTCGTGCTTCCGTGCGTCGGTGTTTTGTGCCTTGTCCGGTTCAACTCCAAAACGATGGTATTTCATTCCGAACGGCATCATTCGAGTCTGTTTCCCCGCTTGACGTTCCCACGTATCTAACAACGTGTTAATCTGTTCGGCTTCCAATGGTTCGTCGCTCGTTAACAATCCATTCATAACGCCGCCGCCATCGAAAAACTTCGCCGCGTAAAATTGTGCCGCTTTGAATAAACCTAAACTTTCGGCGTTTAATTCTATCGGGCTTTTCCTTAATATCGCCGGCACGATAATCAAATCATCCGGCATTATATATTCATCCTCGCCGATTTGGTAAACTTCGGCCCCTTCGATTTCACCCGGCTTTACTTTATTACTGTGGAGCAATTCCAAGTTTAAAACGTCGCCGGTTCTTTTATCTCTGATTATTCGAGCGTAACCAACGCCGTATAAATACGACATCGCTATTAACGACTGTTTAAATTCGTTCGCCGTGCCTTTGTTATCCGGTGAAACGTTTAGAAGATAATTCGAAATATTATCAACGCGTTCGAATCCGCCTTCGGTGCGGTGTGCGTTAACCGGTAGCATCGCAACCGTTGACGCGATTTTATTAATACATGAATATACGACGCTCAACTGCATCGCATTGTTTGGCCCTATTTGTTGGCCGCTATTCGTTTCGCGGCCAAGACCTAAATTCATCCAAAAATTTTTCGTGCCGGTATAGCCGACGGACTGCCGGATATTATTACCGCTGAATAAATCGCGCACGCGATCAATAAAACCCATGATGCAAATATAACTAAAAATCTAAACCTAACACGGTGAAACTTTTACCGCCTTTAGGTTGAGATCCTCTATAATCTAAATATTGCCCCAACGCCATAACCGCCGCAACGATTCCATCAACTTTTTGGTGCTGCTTGTTTTTGTTTTTTATGATTTTAATATCGCCGGCCGGCGTTTGCGTTATTATCACGCATTGCATCTGCCAACGCAAGCACGCGTTCCCGTCGTGGATAATTTCACCGTTCAAAATTTTACGTTCAAATTCTTTTGTTGGGTGCGACATACTAACAAAACCTTGTCCGAATTCGACAACCTCGATTTTACTTTCATGCAATTCGCTCGCAATATATCCGGACAAATGCCGGTCGAATGCTAATTGCCTCATGTCGTAATTTTTCGAAAACTCGCGAATATAATCGAGAATATATTTATGATCGGTCGCGTTTCCCGGTGTTATTGATACGCTACCTTCGTCCCGAAATTGGATGTAATCAACGCCGGCGCTTAACTTTTTATTTCGGGCCATTTCAGAATTTACGAAATGGTGAACCTTCAAATAATATTTTCCGTTCGGTTCGTCAACCCACAACGCCGCGAACGCACACAAATCGCGAACACTCGCCAAATCTAAACCCGTCCAACACGGTAACTTTTTCAACTTACTTTCGTCAAACGTGCCGGCGCATTTCATCCACGTATCGTTGTCGATCCAACTGTCTAACGATTGCGTCCAAATATTTAAATGCAAGTTTTTAAACGTGTTAATATATGACGGCATATTTACCGCCTTTTCGTATTCGATGCGGAAATTTTTTTCTGTTAAAAACGAACCCAAAGCCGGATTTGCTTTTTTCCATACCTCCGGATCATGCCAATCATCTTCTAAACTTGCCTCGAATAACACCGACAAAAAACGATCGTCGACGACTAAACCCGAATCAACCGAACGCGCGTATTCTAGCATTTCGTAACATAATGACTCCGTGTCCGTTCCGGCCGTCGTCATCACAAACGTGATCGGTTGTTCCCTGGACAATTGCGAAGATGTCAAAACATCAAAAAGATTACGATTCGGTTGGGTGTGTAACTCATCGAACAAAATCGCGTGCGCGTTGAATCCGTGTTTTGTACGTGCGTCGGCGCTCAGTACCTCCACATAACTACGTTTTTCGGGGTACCTTAATTCGTTCCGGTAAATCTTGGAACGCTTCGACATCAATTCAGACGCGCCAACCATGTACGACATGGCCTTATATATTAGCCGGGCTTGTCCTTTTTCGCCGGCCGCCGTGTAAATTTGGGCCGCTTCTTCGCCGTCTTGGAATAATATCGATAACGCAATCGCTGCGGTTAATGTTGTTTTGGCATTCTTACGCGGAATAACTTCGAAAACCATACGGTAACGCCTTAGTCCCGTTTCGCGCTCTTTCCATCCAAAGGCCGGGTATATTATCCGCTCCTTTTGCCAATCGTCTAAAACCATCAATTCGCCGGCCTTCGATCCCTCCGGGTAACGGCAATGGTTTTCGATAAACTCAACGCGAAATAATGCTTCACGCCAATCAAAATAAAACCCGTCGGAATGCGGTTCGGTTTGTTTTACTACGCGCTGAACCCATTCCGGGGCGCCTTCTTTATCGTAGTAAATCCTCGCCATCATCTTGAATTTCTTCGTCCCTTACGTATTTAATCAACCGCCCGAACATGGTGTTCTTTTGCGTCCTCAACTTGGATAACATATTGTGTTGCGGGTATAGCTTCCACAGTTTCTCACCGGCGCGGTTTTCGACTTCGTAGGCCGTCCCGTGTTTATCGACGAACTCCTGAAGCATTTCTTCTTCACTACAAATATTCGCATATGTTCGCACCATTTCATCGAATGCGGCGTGTTCCATTTTTTCGCTTGGGAACGATTTTTTCAATCGGTTGTAATGCTTTAGTGCCGATTTATTCATAATCTTGTGTTTTGGTGTATGGCAAAAATACCAAAATAATGAATATCCGTTTTAAAAAGCGTGGGAAACGGCCTCCCTTTTATCCCTC